ACCGATGTCGTGCTTCAAAAATGCTCCCTATCTTCTTCTTCTTCCTCTTCTTCTTATTATACTTCTTCTTATGCTTATGCTTATAGGGTACTGGATACCCTATACAATAGGTATCAAATAGGTATAAAAATACTATTTTCAAAAAAACTTTGAAACCTAAATGCTTGATTTTCAGTAAAATACGCTGATTTCGGCAACTTTCTTAAAAAATAGTTGCCTAAAATGTTCGGAATGTGGAATAAAAACCCGAATTTTGATTTATCAATAACGCCGAAAGGCACTAAAAACTAAACCAATGATTAAAGCATTTCAAATCTACAAGGAAGGATTTACCAAAGGATGGATTACTATTCTTATTCCTATGAATACTTTTAACGATGAGATACTTCAATCCAAAATTACTAAGTATACATTATTAGGATATTCTATTAAATCAATCTAAAAACTAAACCAATGAAAAAGCAAAAAGACCTACACCCAGGACTGTTCCTACTTATTCTCGCAGTAATCTTATTCCTAACTGATAAACTCGAAAAGCTATGAAAGAGATTCTCCTTTACTCATTTCTTTTGCTTATCTTCGGATTCTACCTTAAGGTCATTTACGAGATATGGACTATCCGACAAGAGGACAAAAAGGAATGGGAAAACTATTGGAACGAAGTATTTAATAACGCCAAAAACCAAAAACAATGACTATCAAAATTCTAACAAGCCTGAAGGCTACCGAGTATCTAAAGACCTGTAATCTGTCAGGTATCGAATCAGTATCAGTTGAAGAAAATAACGAAGACCCTCATCTGTATTGGACTACGATTAAATTCGCAGACTATTACGATTCGAGTCTCGTAGGTGCGACTATGTTCGCAGCAGGTATCTCTTACGGATTAGACCTTCAATACTCTTCCTATGACAACAATATACCCCGATAATCCTCCAAAGGATTTTAATGAGTGGATTAGATATATCTACTCACAACTCGATAGACCATCTCGCTGAGGTCTTTAATCTGAGGCGAACGGAGTGGGGAGTTTTTGAATGTTCTGGTTTGGTCTCCCCCTCCTTATTTTTTTGAAATATCAATCTACCTATATGTTAGCAAAAATTCAATCTTTAATCAAAGCACCGAAGGGACAATTTAATTCATTCGGTAAGTACAAGTATCGCTCCTGTGAGGATATCGTAGAAGCGGTAAAGCCAGTTATCAATCCGCTTGGATTCTATCTCACTCTATCAGATGAAGTAGTCGTATTAGGCAACCGCTTTTATATCAAAGCAACCGCCAAGATATCTAACGGAACAGAGACCTATGAGTCTGTAGCTTACGCAAGAGAAGAAGAAGTTAAGAAGGGGATGGATGGATCACAGGTAACAGGAGCAGCATCTTCATACGCTCGTAAGTATGCTCTTAACGGACTTTTCGCCATCGATGATACTGCCGACTCTGACGCTACTAATAAGCACGAAGTACCTACCGATTCCGAGAAGCAGATACTTCGTAACTTAGTATTTAGGACATCATTAACCGAAGAGCAGAGAGAATCAGCTTTCGACTCCATCGAGAAGTGCGTGAACTATGAAACTTACCAGAAGATTCAGTTTCGCTTAGAGGATTTGCAGCTACCTTTAGACCAGGTAACTAACCCGACTCAAAAGGAAATATCTAACCACATCAAAAAACTAAAATGAATCTAACAGTAACCAACCTTAGTTTATTTGAAACAAGTAAACAGGAAAGACAGATTTTTGCTGAGCAGATTACTAACAGTCTTTTAGAAGGCTTAACAGATCCGCTTAAAGTACATCTGCAAGTAAAATGTATGGAGGATTTTATTAAGCAGATAACATCAAATTCAGTATATAAAGATTTGATAGTTACCGAAGCTATCAAATACGGAAAGACTTTTGAACATCACAACGCAAAGTTCGAGATAAAAGAAGCAGGAGTAAAATATGATTTTCAAAATTGTAATGACCCAATCTTAAAAGAACTTGAAGATAAGTTTTCCATATTAGATACTGAAGTTAAAGAACGCCAGAAGTTCCTAAAATCAATTAAAGAATCAGTCGAAGTTCTAATTGGAGATGAAATCGTAACTTTATATCCACCTGTAAAAACTTCTACCACTTCAGTAACAGTAAATCTAAAATAATGCAAAGAGGAAAGAACTATGTAGATGTTTGGATTCGAGAAAACGAATACGACTATACTGCATATAAAACACTTGTAGAGTGGGAATATCATCCCAACGGAGGTAGCGAAACTTGTAAGCATTGGTTTGATTGTTGGGTACTTGAGTACGACAAATCATTAAATGAGAATCAAAAGAATCAAATAGATGAAGAGCTAAGAGATATGGATATTGAAGATATAATGATAACCGATTAACTTTTTTTCTTAACCCCTAAAGCCTAAACTATGGCAAGCACCACGTATCGCAGCGTAGCTGCAAACATCTCGAAAGACGGAAACTCTTATCGTGTTCGTCTGAAAGTAAAAGGAAAGCAGATTTCTAAAAACTTCGCCACGAAGAAAGCTGCTCTCGAATTCCGAGCGAAGTATCGCTAAACTAAAGGGGGTGAAAGTCCCCCAACTTTTTAATCAATCAATCAAAATAAAATGGAAAAGAAACCTAAAATCTACTGCGGAAGCGGTAAAAAACGAAACGACACTTGGCTACAAATCACTATCAATCCTGATAAGATTAAGGATTACATCCAAGAGTACAACGGAAGCAAGTTTATTAAGTTAAATATCAACCTACTTAACGAGCCAGATAAGTTCGGTAAAGATGTCCAGGTCTCAGTTGACACTTACGAGCCGAAAGAAAAGAAGTCAGACTTACCCTTCTAATGTATCTAACTCAAGACATAATCGGAGCAGGTTCTGGAATAGTCTATGGTCGCAAAGGCGATAAGGTAGAAGTAATCAGAAAAGAACTCGACTTATGTTTTGTAATGAATAAAGGAATCCGATTTTTTGTACGATATGAAAAACTCTCCGAAGAAAAAGTTAACCCCTCTCCCCAAACTTCTAAAGAAAGCACAGGAAAAATTCAACGCACACGTAAGGGAAAGAGATAAAGACTTCGGGTGTATTTCTTGCGGAGCAGAGGTTCAGCAAGCAGGACACTATCATTCACAAGGGCAACATAGCGGACTAAGATTCGGTCTCCCTGATTCGTTAGCATACTACAACACGAACGGACAATGTATCAGATGCAATATGTTTCTCTCAGGTAATCTTATCAGATACCGCTTAGGACTTGTAGCACGATACGGAGAAGAGTTTGTAAAGGAGTTAGAAGAATATGCGTTAGAGAATCCATTAAAGAAATGGAGTCGAAGCGAACTTGAAGAAATAATAAACCACTACAAATGAATCAAGAACAAACTAAACAACTAATCGAACTCGTAGATAAATACTGCGAGTCTTATGGAATCACTCGCAAAGATTTATTCGTAACATCAGGAGGCAAGAAAAGAAAAGTAATCGGACCAGTAAGCCTCTCAACTATGAGGATGGCTCTCGGACATTACATCTATCATAACTACCCTGTAACTTTAACGCAGATAGCAAGGCTTATCGGATATAACGACCACTCCGTAATAAGCTATCACTACACCAAAATAAAGAACTACATTAAGAATAATGATATAGTCTTTATGAGTTACTATAACAACCTTCTCGAAGTAGCTAAAGAATATCCACCGCACATTAAGATTCAACGAGTGCCATATAACAACTTTATCGTACTACCTAAAACAAACGTATGAGACAAACTATATGTACTTGGATGCTTAGTGAATTAACTAAGATACATTCATCCGCAGATATAAAATCTTTAGATGATTCAGTTAAAGATGTTGAGTATATTTTGAAAACCGCTTTAAGTCTTGAGCAAGAACAATTAAAAGAGGCTTGGAATGATGGATATAAAAAAGCTCAGCAGGATATAGTTACGAATAGTTTTTCTACCTTTGAACAATACCAAAATGAAAAAAATGGCTAAACGTTTTACTGATACCGAGATATGGGATAAGGCTTGGTTTATGTCTCTTTCCCCTAAGATGAAATGCTTTGTAAAGTACGTTCGAGATAAGTGCGATATCGCAGGTCTATGGCATCCTAATTACACTCTCGCTTCCGTTTATATCGGAGAGCAAGTAGATGAAGATGATCTACTCTTAGTCGATGATGGCGAGCAGTTCGAGAAGCTATCCGATGGAAAGATTCTTTGTAAGGGATTTATAGACTTCCAATACGGAGGTAAGTTAAATCCTACGAGTCCGATTCACGCTAAAGTGATTTCTATTCTTGAGAAGTATAACCTACCTATCGAAGTGAAGAAAGTATCTCAGAGCTTCAACGTGCCTACTTATACAGATGTCTATAACGAGATGAAGGAGAAGTTAAGCGATGCTCAAAAGTGTAAAATCGAAGCAGAGAAATTCATAAACTACTACGAGTCTAACGGATGGATGATAGGCAGAAATAAAATGAAGTCTTGGAGAGCATCTGTAAGCACCTGGCTTAATCGAATCAAACCTGAATCAAAAGTACGAAGCGAATCAATCAAAGAGAAACTAAACGAAATTCAGAACCGAAAATTCACTGAGATATGAGCAACGCAGCCTTTGATTATCTAAGAACATTCAAGCAAGTAAGCGAAGAAACGGAGGATTTAGTTATTCGTAAAATCAGAACTCGCTATCCAGAACTCACGATGAAGCAGGTAATAGAGTGCTTTGAGAATGGAGTCTGCGGAGACTACGGAGAATACTACTCGCTTGATCCTCGCACTTTACTAAGTTGGATTAGTAAGTTTACTAACAATAACTCGCAAAGCGACAGATACCTGAATCAGCCTCTCGTGAATCCAAGCCTACAAATAACCGACATAGGATATCCTACAAGTCCTGAGCAATGGATGAGAGAGACTAATAAGGCTTATGTAAGCTATCTGAATAACGGAGATGTAAGTCTATTTCATCCTGACATATACGATAGATTAAGCCTCGACCAACGAATCGACAGAGATGCCTGTACTCCATACATAGCGAAGAACTATCACGTTCCTTATGCAAAACAAACCGCAGTAGGTAATTACTTCAAAGCTTGCAAAATAAACGGAGTTAGTTTAATCTATACGCTATGAGGATATTCAACTTCTCAGGAGGTAAGACCTCTGCCTATATGGTAATTCATTATTGGAAGCAAGGTGATTTAATTATCTTTTGCGATACAGGAAGAGAGCATCCTAAAACATACAAGTTCATTAATGATTTTGAAGCCAACGAAGGAATACCTATCATAAGATTGAAATACCAAGACTCTGATGATCCATTTAGAGCATTACTAAAAAAGAATAGATATAAATTACTTCCCAATAGAGTTCGCAGAGTATGTACGATAGAACTCAAAATAAAAACCTGCCGAAGATATCTTAGGTCTAACGGCATAATGAAATACGAAAACTTTGTAGGATTTAGATACGATGAGCCACTACGAGTAAAACGCAGAAAGCAAATGTGGAAGCAAGTAGTAGATAGATTCCCTTTGTATGATGATAAAATAGATAAGCAGATTATTAACGACTATTGGAATAAAAAGCCTTATACTCTTGAGATTCCTTCCATACTTGGAAACTGTACTCTGTGCTTTATGAAAGGTAAAAATGCTATTATGAATATCATATCTTCTAATCCTGAACTCGCTGATATATGGATAGAAGATGAAGAAAAGACAGGATACACCTACCTCGATAATATCTCTATGAAGCAAATAAAACAACTTGCAACCAATAACCTATTTACAGGTCAAAACTTAGACCAGGTAACCCCTGCCTTCGATTGTGCCTGTACAAACTAAATCTATGACATACGAGCAGCATCTAATTAACCTGAGTTTTTACTACGCTAACGAGTACCAAAAAGACGGAAGGAACTTCCTTAATACGTACAGGAAGTTTAAGTCTATACGTACAGTCTGCGAATCAATAATCGCAGCCTATAAAAGTCAGGGAGCGTATCAAGAAATGGATCAAGAAAAAATAAACTTCAAGCCTTACGCATACAAATACTACGAAGGAAAAGAGGCTCAGAACTTAGCTGACATTCTTTTAATCATCTATAATTTAACCAAATGAAAAAATGCACTATCTGTAAGCAGACTAAACACTCTGGAGATTTTTACTTTATCAAGAGTGGTAACTACTATTCTCCCCATTGTATTCAATGCGAAAAAGTAAAAGCAAAAGAGAGAAGGAATAGTAACCCCGATGGATGGATAGGAGTTATCTGCGGTACTGATAATTGGTTCAAACACTACTTCCAATGAACGAAGAGATACTCTTTAACCTAATCAAGTCGGTAATACCCGACCTGGAAAAGACTGACCAATTCAGCTACCGAGATGCTTACTCTCCGAAGCACGATTTAACTATCGAACTCAAGTGCAGACATAAGCACTACGATACGCTTCTAATCGAGAAAATGAAGTGGGATAAACTCGTAAAGCACAAAGAAGTAAGATACATAAGCTCTACTCCTATCGGGATATTCGCCTTTGATCTAAAATCAATCCCCGAACCAATGTGGGTAAGTATGGATATGCCCCATACCACCGAGTTCGAGGATAGGGATAAAGTAGGAAAATTGGTAGGGTTCTTATTTATTCAGCAGGCTCAAGACCTTACACACCTTCTCAGACGCATTTAGAGGCGATTTAAGAGCCTATTTAAGGTCAACGTACCGAAACCCCATATCCCACAAGAAACGAGCCGTTTTCGAGCTTTCCTGCCTTATCTTAGTTTCTGACCAGTCGGGATGCTTTAGGTGGAAATGTTCGTGTAATGCGTAGAGCATATACCGATATCCAGTTAATCGCTCATCTAACTCCATTACGTTATCTTCTGTATGGGCGAGTCCGTAGGCTCTCTCTTTCCCTAACTTCCGATGGATGACCTTATGCGGATTCTTCTTCTGTGTCATAGAAGTTACTTTTATAGATTTCACGCATACCGATATGGATAATATACAGAGCCATTAACTTAATCTCCTTCAGAATCATTCGCTCTTCTTCATCGCATAAACCCATATCATATTCTGATATGGCATTAATTGCATTGAAGGCTGCTCCTATATCTTCGTGCGGAGTAGTAAAGTTTGGTATCTGCTCATCCACTTCCATCAGTAATCGGTTTTAATTCGAGGTATCCCCTTCTTTGATTTGAACTCCCGAACATCTTTCTCGATGTTCTGTCGGCTTTCCTTTCGGTACTTTTCACACAAAGGCTCAAGTATTGATAATCTCTCCGCTGCTTCTAACTTGCTCAACATTTCCTGAATCTGCTTTTTGATAATCGGTGTGTCTTTGTGTCCCATTTTTGATTTTATTTATTGCTGCTTTCAAATATAAACATTTATCTAAGCACTCTTCGTAGGCTTCCTGTAGCCAGTTTACTAATTCGTAATCTTCACGATCCATAGTAGTACCATAGGTGCTAAGTCCTTTCTCTTCTTGCTTACGAATGTCGCTTATTACTTCTTCTCCTATCTTACTCATTTGTCGGTTTTATCGTGATAGTGATGACAGACTTTACACTTATACTGAATCTTTTTAAGTCCAGAAACGTTCGTTCTGTGTTTGTAAATTACTAACTCATCAGAACCGCACTCAGGACAAGAACCTCTATCTTGACCGAAGATAACTCCGTAATGGGTTTTCCTATCAATGTGAGTGGATAATTTTTTATGCACCTGCTCCAAAAGACTTACATCCATCTTGCAATACTTGACCATATAGTTCATAGCCTTCTGGTCTTTATGCAGTACGATGTTCTTCCACAGATTAAAGTCGGTCTTAATCTTGTGTCCGATCCCTAAGTATTTAGCTATGTAGTCTAACCTATTAGAATTAAAACGGAACTTAGAACGAGCCACTTTTAAGGTATCGATAGTAACGTACTTAGGAAACATCGATATCTGATGAAACAAACAACGAGTACGAATCCACGCAAGGTCGAACTTATCTCCGTTATGTCCTACTAACTCATCGGCTTGGTTTGCTATCTCGATAAACTTTTCGAGCATAGCTTTATCATCTTGGTTTTCATCCCACGTTAAGCCATAGACTTTCTTATCATCTTCCCACTTGTAACAGATGCAGATTATCGCTCTCTCCTTAATGATATTGGAGTAGTCGATGTTTTGTTTGTAGCCTGCACTCCAGAATAAGCCTACGTTGGGGCTTGATTCTATATCGAAGTACAGTCTCCTTCTTTTAGATTGCAACATTTATTAGCTTTAAGATAGGTTTGCGTAGAATGTAGATACTGAATAAAATAATCAGACCCCAAAGATTCCACCATCTTTTCTTAGCTAATTCTTTCCAATGCAATAACTCTTCTCTCAGTTTGTAGGCAGATTCTTTGTAGGCTTCTATTTCTTTTTGCAGAAGTTGAACACGACTATTGTCAACCACCACACTTTTAATCGTATCACGAATAGTGATAGTTCGAGTGATAACTTTCGGTATGCGGATTGTATCTGTTTTTTCATTGATTTGAATTTGAGTTTCGTAAGTAGTATCGTATTGAATCGTAGTATCGCTCTTCGTAATTATCGTGGTGTCGTTCGCACAATATCCAGACTTAACTACCACCTCAGCGACTTTATCAAGCTTCTCCTTATCCTTTAGAACCTGCTTAACAGGATTGCAAGAGCAGAGACAAATCAATGCACAAAGTATAAAAATTATGTATCCGAATAGGATAACATTCGTTGCATCGTCTTTCCAATTTCTCATAAACTTTTCAGCATTTGAATTATCTTAGGATGAGGATAGATATCTATCTTATCTGCTCTCACAGAGTTATGAGTAAAGACGCCTGCCTCTCCTCTTAATGCTCTCTGAGTAACAGTCCAGATATCTTCGTTGTACTTCAAAGGTATTCCATAACGCTGATTCCATAATACCAATAACTGACGCACGCTCTCTATCTGAGCATCAGTATAGTTATGGAAGTAGATATGTCGCTTATACGGAACATCTAATTTGATAACCTCCTTCTCAGGAACTTCTCCTCCTACATAGTTGTAGAACTTACCACCTGTGAAAGATAACTGACCCCAATTACAAATTTCAATACCGATAGAATACTTATCTAAATTAGTATAAGGAACTCCGTAAGCATCGAATACAGACCGCTTTATCCCTAAATGATAAGCCCAATACTTAGAGGAGAAACCTTGTACGATTTGCCCATCTACTGCACCGAGTCCAGAGATACATACACAAGTAGCTACCCTCTCAGGATTGGATGCCCACCACTTAAAAGTATTCTCTCCATTAGACCTGCCTGCGGTATGATGCAAGTAGATTTGTTTCTTAGGATGCTCTTCTCTAAGATACTGAGTGATAGGAAAATCAATCTGCTTGAGGTTCATCAGTAAAAAAGTTTGAGATGAATTTGCCAATAACAGCTATGCCCATAATGATAGTTCCCAAAATGGGATGACCATTCAAAACTATGATCCCTGCTCCGAATGTTCCTGCTGCTGCTAACGAATCTCCGAGGACTCTCATTCGTTTAGGAGTAGGCTTAAAGTATTGAGACCAACCGAATTTCATTCTCTATCTTTTTTGTTTTGTAATTGGATTGCGATGTTGTTAATTGCTCTCTCGATTTTATCGAGCTTCTGATTGATATAGTCATCTTCTTTTTCAATCATACTAACTCTAATCTCCAACTCTTTAAGTTTAAGAGTAATCTTCGTGTAAATAGTAATCAAGCCAACTAATATAGCAATGGCTTGACCTACTAAAAACAAAACTAAATCTGTCATTTTTTAGAATCTATCAAGTCAAATAATTGAGGATAGAATTCATCAGTCTCGATAGTTTCCAATGCTTCCAAAGTCAGGTCTGTACCCCACAGACTAGAAATATCCACGTTCTTCTCTGCGGTCAGTAAATCGAAATGCTCTTGATTCAACGACTCGATACTTTCAGCAGGTACAAACATTGAATCCCCTTCCTGCTTTCCGTACTTTTCGAAGAGTTCTTTTTTAGCATCCTCGTAGAGTTTTACCTCATCGGATACTACTTTGTTCAATCTTTGCAGATAGACCTTACTCTTTAAGGACATTTTCTGTTTCAAGATACCGAGACTAACGACTTCGCTTCCCTCTTTTGTTTGCTTCGTTACTCCGTTAAGTTCGTAGTAGAGATTGATTACTTCGTGCAGTTTGAGTGTCATATTAGGTATTTTTAGTAAATAGATAAACTTAGATAATTGTCAGGCTCAACTGATCTGCTCCCCAAATATAGGCAGCATCATTTGAACCATCCCAATCAAGATAAGAATCTGCTTCCAAAGACAGGTTACCCTGAGAAACCTGAGTCACAACTTCGTTACCTTCTTCATCTTGACTTACTGAAAGAAGTTCGTAGTAGAAAGAAGCGGAGCTTTCCAGATTGTCAAAAACCGAGTTCATATTGAACTTAGTTGCGGACTTTACTTGTCCGTTGACCCATACGTTAACTGATTGAATTGTTTTCATTTGTTTTTATTTAGAATTTTTAATGTAATGCAGTCCAAGCCGAACCATCATATACGTTTACTTTGTTGTTTGTTGTATCGTAAACCATTAGACCCGTAGCAGGTGTTGTAATTGCCACCATTTGAGCATTGGTCATTCTCGGAGGTAGGAAGCCTTTTGTGGTGCTTGTGGCTTCAATAATAGCAGATGCATTCAATGAAGTAGAACCTACAAAAAGTCCACCATTCACGTCAAATCCAGATAGAACAGTTGAACTACTATTTTCAATCTGCAAAGAATTAGCAGTTTGTGAAGCTATGTTTCTTACCGCAAGAGTAGCAGCCGTAGTTGTCCAAATGTTAATAAGTGTAAAATATCTACTCGACTGATTTGTAGCAGAACCAAACACCCATCTTACATTACCACTATCAAAGTTCCAATTATTACCTCCTATATTGCCAGTGAATAATGCAGTTCCAGTAAATCTCGAAGTTCCCTGAACATCTACTCGATATCCTGCATCTGTTATTCCGCCCACGATTAAATTCCCACCTGTTGTCAATCTTCCCAATGCAGCACCGCCACTTATTGCACTTCTCCAAATATGTCCATTTGCAGAACTTATAGCATAAGCATCATTACCACCAATTTGCATATTTATAGAACCTGCACTATTCAAATTCATTGTAGTTCCTGACCTTCCGAAAGTATATCCACCACCACTAAAAAAGTTGATTGTTGGAGTATTAGAATAAAGGTTGATTGTTCCCGTTGTTCCATTATCCAAACGCAATTCTGTTCCGCTTATACGAGTAGTTCCGTTGACATCTAACTTGTAGCCTGCGTCTGTGGTTCCTACTCCAATACCTACGTTACCATTACCAAATATGGTCAACCTTGCAGTTCCACTTCCAGTTGTATTAGATGTGAATGAAGATTTAGCTTCTGTTGTTATCGCAAAAAAACCTGCTTGGTCAAATGCAAATGCAGAACCATTAGTTCCTGCAAGTAATGCTGCTGCTTTACCTGATGCACCTGTATTAATTACACTAATTGTTGGAGTATTTGCAGATGTACCTGTTGAGAATCTAAAATCAGATGTTCCAGAAACTGCATTAAATAATGAAGCAGGCGTAGTAGTACCTATACCTACATTTCCTCCATTATCAATCCGCAACCTCTGATTCCCTTGTCCATCTGCTAATATGATTGTATTTGCTAGGGAAGTGGAGAGACCTGTTATTTGTGAACCTATGATAGTGTTGAATGAACCTGTTGTGATACCGTTACCTGCTGAGCCTGTTCCGATTATTGTGTTGTATGTTCCTGTGGTAATATCATAACCTCCATTATATCCGATACCGATGTTGTTGCCACCTGTTGCAAAATACAAAGAACGCATACCCAATGCAACCTGATTCACCCCACTCGTATTTGAATATAGAGCCTCGTTACCGATTGCAGTATTGAAATTCCCACTTGTATTGTATGCAGAACTTGAACCGATTGCGGTAGTTCTACTTGATGCACTTGATGTCCTTAACGCATCTTGACCTACTGCTACATTCAATGTACCTGAACCAGCAGAAAGCATTGCATTTGTTCCTATGGCTACACTTAAAGTGGGAGTTGCAGATTGCATAGATGCTCTACCAACTGATACATTTTGACCTCCTGTTACATTCGCAGCCATAGCATTTGTTCCGATTGCTACGTTGAAATCCCCAGTTGTATTAGCTGCTAATGCACCACTTCCCACAACCGTATTATTCGCAACACTTCCCCCTCCTTTACCTACTGTCAATCCGTTTATGTTGGCATCTAAGGTAGAACGGATATCTCCCACTACATCCAACTCATAAGTCGATTCGGTAGTTGTTCCGATGAGTAAGCGGCCGTTAGTTGTAAACCTTGCTCGTTCTGTGTTATTAAGAACGAACATTATGGGCGTTGTTGATGATGCCTCAACCGTAAAACCACCTGCTCCGCTGATGTATGCATTACTTCCAATTCTCACACTGCTTCGCAAATATGTAGCACCGTTGACATCTAATATGTACGATGCATTCGGAGTTGCAGTTCCAATCCCTACACTCGTTCCATTATCAAATATCTGTGAGTTCCCCAATGCACTTGAACCTGTCCACTTTGAAACGTAGTTGGTTGTTCCCGAACCGCTAACACCGCCTAAACCTGCGAGAGTGTAATTAGGGATATTAAGAGTAGCACCTACGAGAGTAGAAGCTCCGCTTGATCCTGTGGTCGTTAAAGTAATCGCAGACTGCTTTGCATTAAACGTACTCCAATCAGTTGAAGAGAGTTTACCTGTATTCGTAGCGGAAGCAATAGGTAAACTGAATGTATGCGTAGAAGTAGTAGAAGTAATCGCAAAGTCCGTTCCGCTTGTATCGGTAGCGAAAGTCTGCGTAGTAGCGGTAAGTCCATTCAGAGAGTTAATACCTGCCACGAACGTAGCATTAACCCACGCAGTTCCGTTGTATTGTAAGACTTGATTAGTAGTAGGAGAAGATAAAGTAACATCAGATAAAAGAGTCAAAGAGTAATCACCTTCCGCAGCTACAACCGCACCTGTGCGACCGAATACACTTGAAACAGGAGCAGCAGCAGGAGTCTGATTAACCCAATTAGTTCCGTTAAAAGTTAGTACCTGACCATTGGTAGGATTGGTTAAAGAAATGCCACCTAAAGAACTAAACTGAATGTTATTACCTACGAAAGCAGAAATAACAGAAATAGTCGCTTTGTATGAGTATCCAGTAGCAGGGTCTCCTACTAAAATCAAATCGGTAAGCGTAGGAGTTCTGGGAGTTAACTGATTTATCTTCTTATTGGGCATCTTCTTTTATTTAGTAACTATAAGTAGAAGGAACGACACATCTGTTCGCTATGTATGGTAAGTCTAAGGTAATATCTGCCCGAACTCCTGCGAGCAAATCGGGGGTATCCTCAGTAAAGAAAGAAAGAGTAGCACTCAGTCCCTCATCGAAATCAAAAGTCTGCGAACGCAGTTGAGCGATAATATCCTGACATACCTCTAACATATCACTAAGCACCTCAGTTTCGTTAGTCTCTTCGTGAAGCATCCTATCAAAGAAATACAAAGAGAAATTCAGAACGACACTACGCTCCTGAATCTGACCACCTGTCAAATCAAAATAAAGGGAAGGATATACGTTATCAGTCCCCCGACTTAGGTAATCGGGAAAGTCTCCGAAGTAAACGCTCTTTATCTGTTGGTGTGCGTTCGCTAAGTCCGTTATCGTTTTTACGATTTGATTGAGTGTCATTTTCTTGCTTTTCTAAGAAGACCTTTAGCTTCTTTTGGTTTTTAAGTGAGTAGGTTTTATTTGCCACAGCAACGAGTTATGTTACCTTGATATTTTTCTTCAAAAGATTTACCTGCGCAACAGTCATCATCTCCAAGCCAAATAGAAGTAGTATAGGCTTCGTTATCAGGTACGATAACATCGTAGCCATTCCCTGGGTTATTGTAAAGAGGGAAGATATTTGTACCTGACTTCTCTTTAAGATACTTCACAAGTCTTTGCTTATAGAACTCCGCTCTCGACTTATACCTATCCGCTACATCAATCATATCGGAAGCACTCGGATTCTCCTGCCCTTCTCCTGTCTTACGGATCATTCCTTTGTTATAGAACTGATAGGACAACCCCATCGGAAGCTCTGACATAACAAAATAAACCAGACAAGGAGTAATATAAGTATCCAAAAGAGTCGCTTCATCATTGGTTAAGTCTTGGTCTTGAATACCTGTTTGCAAACGCTCGTAGAGTCCTGTACCTAACGCAGGTAGAATATACATATCCTGAGCCGTTAGAATCTCAGGGTTAATCAGTTTATCATCTACGTTATTGTGCAGACCTGTTCTATCCTTAATAGTCTGTACGGAAATGAAAAGTATGTTTCTGCTCATTTTATTTATCTTTCTTAATTACAACCTTACTTACCCATTGATGTCTGCAAGAAGGAGAGTTAACCCCATCTCCCATATTCCACCATCCACCGCCCCTGTCGAATACTGAGTAACCCAATCTCCGAGAGATGGACTCAATCTCAGAACGAGAATAAATCTTATTCATACTCATCAGCTTTGCACAGAATGGGCGAGAAGGATGAGCGGAGGTATTTCTTTCATCCGTAGGTACGATAGACTTCCATTCGTACGAATAGCGGACAAGAAACGAAGTCTTAACAGGTTTATCGATAATCTCAGATATAGGCTTGGTGAGGCTCCTAACCCCATTAGGATTGATTTTAAGAATGTCCAACTCCTGAAGTTTGTTGATACGCTCCTTAACGACTACCAAATCTTCTTTAACCGCCTTAGCAATATCCTCATCTGAGATACCTTTGTTCTTAGCGATTACATCGAGAATCTTCTTATCGAGAGTGTCATCGATTACCTCATCCCGAAAAGCCAACTCCTCCTGCTCCAAGTCCTTACCGAATACCTGTCGAGTCATCAAAGTCTTATAGTTATCAACCGATTCTCCGTACTCAGAGAACACCTGAATAACCGCGTCCATATCATTAGAAAACTCATCCGCACCTAACCACGTAGCTAACTCTTCTTCTCCGAGTCCGTAAGCACTCTTCAACATTTGAGAGGCTTGCTCACGAGTAATTTTTCCTTTGTTATACTCACGAATAATTCGTTGGAAGTTCTGCCATTCTCTACCCTTCATTCCTTTCAAATGCTCGTTAATCATCGCCTGAGAAGGCTCAGGAGTAACCGCAGTAGGCTGATTCAAAGGAGGTAATCCAAGTTTCTCACGAATCTCATCCTGAGTCATATTAGCAGCGATAATGCTTTCGCTGAACTCGTAGCTAATAGGTTCAACAGGCTTAATGGTAAGCTCTGAAGTAACCCCTCTCTGCTTAGCTAAGTTGTTAAATATACCTTCGATAAACTGCTGCTTATCGTTAACGTAAGTATTTTTGAAAATCTCGTAGGCATCCCGAATCTGAGAGCGTGAACCTAAAGCACCAGGAGTAGAGATACCGAACAAATCAGGAGCAGTAATCTGATGCCCTGCAAAAATGTTCTGCTGAATCATCTCATCGACACGACCGAAATCTTCTTTAGTCAAATCACTCGCACCTAAATCTTCAACTATCGGCTTACGTGCTGAATCCTGTACAAAAGAAAGAATAAATTTCTTACCATCCGAACCGCTGAAGCGATCCGTAAACCTACGCTCGATATTCCGCTTCTCATCAGGAGAAGGCTCTCCATTCGGAAGGGTAATAAGTTTACTTGCAGAAAACCCTGTTTGTGCGTTACCTAAAACGTGCTTAGATACTTCTACATCGCTCTCGATATAATTCAGAGAACCCATATAGCCAGGGAGTGCGTAGGTATCAAGACCTGGTCGGTACTCTTTAATGTACATTATCTGTTTACCTACTCGGTTCTGAGTATTGTAAGCAGGAATAACCTTCGCCTCTTCTTTTCTATCCGACCAATCACTCTTATACCAGAACTGCGTATTATCTTTATTAGAACGAATCTTAGTGTAATCGATGTGGCAAATCTCAGCCAATAACCCACCGACCTTGCTCCAAATAACTTCCAAGTAAGCACCTCCAAAAATCTCAACATCGCTTGATACTTTGCGAGTAATATCGATAAGGCTCTCGTAAGGATTCGGAGCTTTGATGAATAATTCTGCCTGAGCATCTACCTCATCACCTTGCCAACCATTCCCGATGATGTAGTTAACTTTACCTCGCACGATAGCATTATGCTTCGCACTCTTATTGTAAAGACCCAAGAGATAAGTAGGATAATCGTTCTTATCACCGAACTCAATATACCCCACCCCCTTTTTCTCTCGGTACTCAGGCTGCTTCGCCTCAGCGAAACTTAATATAACAATGTTGTCCATCATAAAGTTGTATAAGTATTATCTGTATTGTAAGATGTAAAGGAATTATCTACATCGCTATAAACATTGAAAGAGCTATTCGTATTCAAGATAGTAAACCCAGAAGGCTGAGTAGCACGAACTACAAAGCCGTTATCAGGGTTATGCTTAATGAACCCATCGAAATTCTCATCGCTAATTATCAAAGCACTTTCAGGATTCATCTTAGTTATTTAAGTACACGTTATTGTACACGTTAACATTCAGAAGATTACTCAAATTATTCAGTCGCATAATTCCATCTTCTACAAGTCCTGTCGCTAAATCGGGGTCAGTATTAGTAGTAGATGTCTGCTCGTAAATCTTATATTCCCAATCCCCTTCGGGAGAATCCTCGAAATGAGTATTCACAACTATATCGAACTCGTTATATCTTTCCTTATGCGGACTCAAATCCCCTGCGTTTAACACTACAAAAGAGACTATCTGATTAGTCCCACGACTCTTAAACCAAAACAAATAGTTCGGAGTAGTAAGAGTCTGCTTCTCGGTCAGAGTCAGTATAATCGTAGAAGTAGAGTTCTTAGTAAAGTGA